AGGATACCCAGTAGCTTGGAACTACTTTTTAAATAATAGATAATGGAGATTAACAAATGGCAACAGGAAGATTAGGAACAGCAGACCTATCAGCAGCAACAAATACTACGGTCTATACCTGTCCAGCGGACACGTTTGCTGTAGTTTCTGTGAACTTATGTAACAGAGGCGCAACAGCAGCAGCGGTTCGTATCGCAGTAGCGACTACTTCAACACCAGGCAATGCTGAGTTTATCGAATATGATGCTCAGATAACTGCTAACGGTGTTTTAGAAAGAACAGGTCTAGTATTAGATGCTGGAAAATTGATTGTAGTGCGTTCAAGTGCTATCAACGTTTCTGCTGTGGTGTATGGTATCGAAACATCAACAGCTTAATAGGAGCGTAAAAACATGGGAAGAATAGTATCATTAGGTATTCAGGCAACAATGTCTGCCAATATCATGGGGACGACTGCTGAACGACCAACTGCGGTAAACCCAGGAGTTACCTTTTATAATCAATCAACAGGTCAGTTAGAAATTTACAACGGCAGTTCGTGGGTCACAGTTGGCGACTACCAAAGAGTAGATGTTAGCTCAAGCCAAACAGTAGTTGCTAACAGATCATTTTGGGTAAATACCACCAGTGCGGCAGTGACTATAACACTTCCCGCTAGTCCGAACCCAGGAGATTTTGTAAAAATCACTGATGTAGCAGGAACATTTGGAACAAATAACTGCACAGTCAATCCAAATGGTGGGCGAATTATGCGTCAATTAGACACTATGGTTATTAGCACCAACGGTGCTAGTGTCAGAATGGTTTATTATGATGCAACAAGAGGTTGGTTACTAGAAGCTATCTAAGGAATAAAGAATGCCGTTCAATTATCAGTCATTAAAAAACTTAACCGATCAAGCTATCGTTGACGGCTCTATTGATTCTGTAGATCTTGCCGACGGTGCTGTAACAGGCACAAAGATTCAATTAGGTAACGTTACTTCTGGAAAATTAGGTTCCGGCGCTGTAGATTTAGGATCGTCGACCACTACAGGAACGATGCCAATTAATAAAGGCGGAACTAATGTAACCTCTTTAGGAGGAGCATACCAAGCATTATACAGTGATGGTTCAAATTTACAATTTAATCCTCACGGTATACAGGGAATGCAAATTTTCACAGGAAGTTCAACGTGGAATAGACCAAGTGGAGTAAGATATATTCTTGTGCAAGTTCAGGGAGCAGGTGGCGGCGGATCAGGCCACGGCGAAGGTGGCGGTGCCGGAGGATATGCAGAACGTTATTTAGATGTTACTGGAATCTCATCAGTATCTGTTTATGTTGGCGGTGGCGGTGGTGGCACGTATTATGCCAATGCAGGCGGCAACGGAGACTACGCTGGATTTGGCCCATATATTTCCGCAGGTGGCGGACATGGTGCTAACAGACAGAATCAACATAGCGGTGGAGTTAGTGGTGTTGGATCGGGTGGAAATTTAAATCTACACCAAGGTGGCGGATTTAGTCACCATGCTTATAGTGCTCAATCAAATGCAGACACATTCTGGGGAGGCGGTGCTCCGAGCAGTCATCCACAAGGCGGCCACTTTGCTCATAATCACCAAACTCATTGTTCTCCAGGCACAGGCGGCGCAGGTGCTCACTTTCATGGACATAGAGGTTCAGACGGACGTCCTGGTCTAGTTGTTGTTACTAGTTTTTATTAAGAGAGATATCGATGCCATTTAATTATCAAACACTAAAAAATATAAGCCAAGCGGCATTGGTTAATAACGCCATTATTGGTGCAGATCTTACTACAAACGCAGTTACCAATGCCAAACTAGCGAATTCAACAATCACATCAAGCGAATTGGGAACAGGATCTGTTGATGTTACACAGGCTTCTGTTTCTGGAACGTTGCCAGTTAACAAAGGAGGAACAGCATTAACTTCTTTACCTGGATCTTTTAGAGTTTTAGCAGCTAATTCGGGAAATAATGCTTTAGAATTTGCACCTACCGGAATATATCGTATGGTTGTGTTTTCCGGTAACGGAACTTGGAATAGACCTAGCGGTGTAAGATATATCAAAGTTCAAGTCCAGGGAGGTGGTGGCGGTGGCGGTGGCCACGGAGAGTCCGGCGCAGCTGGTGGATATGCTGAACGTGTATTAGATGTAACTGGAATACCGTCAGTAGGCATCACAATCGGTGGTGGTGGCGGTGGCACATATTATAATAACGCAGGCGGTAATGGAGCAAGCAGTTCGTTTGGACCATATGTATCTGCAGGCGGTGGTCATGGATGTAATAGACATAATAATCATAACGGCGGATTGCCAGGTGTCGGTTCTGGCGGTGATTTGAATTTATACGGTGGCGCAGGCGGCGGACACGAACAAAGATCGTCCGGCATGGGCGGTTCAACTTATTTTGGAGGCGCAGCACCGAGCGGCCATCCACAAGGCGGACATTTTGCTCATAATCATCAAGGACATAGTGCTCCAGGAACTGGTGGAACCAGCGGTTACTTCAGTGGACACAGAGGTTCCGATGGAAGGCCTGGAATTATCGTAGTTACAGAATATTATTAATAGAGTAGAAAAATGCCATTTAATTATCAGACACTAAAAAATTTAACAGGATCAGCAATCGTTGATTTGCAGATCGGCACTAGTCAGATCACAGATCGATCTATTCCTGATGCAGACATCACCGCCGGAGCAGTTACTTCTGGAAAAATGGCTAGCTCGGCTGTAAACCTTGCGTCATCGACAGTGACTGGAACCCTACCAATATCAAAAGGCGGAACAGGTTTAACTAGTATCGGTGGTTCAAACACCATGTTAAGAACTAACTCATCTAACAACGGCCTAGAATATGCAGTAGCAGGCTTTTCTGGTATGCAGGTATTTACAGGAGGCGGAACTTGGAATAGACCAAGTGGCGTTAGATATATTAGAGTAAAAGTTCAAGCGGCCGGAGGCGGCGGATCTGGTCACGGCGAATCTGGTGCAGCTGGCGGATACGCCGAGCGTGTATTAGATGTTAGCGGTATTTCATCTGTGTCTGTATATGTCGGTGGCGGTGGCGGTGGCACGTATTATGCCAATGCAGGCGGAAACGGAGACTATGCATCATTTGGACCTTATGCCAGTGCTCAAGGCGGCCACGGTGCTAATAGACAAAATCAGCACTCGGGCGGTGTTAGCGGAGGTGCCAGCGGTGGTGATTTAAACATACACACTGGTTCTGGCGGCTCACACCATCACAGTTTTGGACCAGGCGGAACAAGCCACTTTGGCGGACCTGCACCAAGCGGACACCCACAAGGGGGTCACTTTTCACACAATCACCAGGCTCATAGTGCTCCGGGCACAGGCGGAACGGGTGGTTATTTCCACGGACATAGAGGATCTGACGGTCGTCCGGGAATAGTAGTAGTTGAAGAATATAAATAATCTGGGAGATTAAAAGTTATGAAAAAAGCATTAGTGGGATATCAAGGCTGGGTTTCTCAGATCGTAGAACCTGGCGAAGATCATGAAATTTACGAAGGCCCTGGCGCCACAATGGCATGGGTAGATGCTCCGGACGACATCACCATGGACTGGACTTTAGAATGGAGCCCAGGACAACAAAAGATGGTTTGGGTAGAAAGAGACGGACCATTTACTAGTAACGAAGTAGCACGTAAAGTTGCCTACGGAGAAGTCGGAGCACAGTTAGGAATGATCTTTGATGCCATTAAAGAGAATGGTGTTTTAGACACAAACAGCGAATGGTTTCAGCATCAAGTGATGGTTAAATCTATGATTCCAAAAGCTACTGGCGATAAGTTCTTAATGACCAATGAAGAATATATTCGAGCGATGGCAACTACAGAGCCAAGTGCGGATCGTCAACCCGTTCCGTCAACTGCTGAATTACCTTCTTGGGTAAGATATCCGGGTTGGAAGGGCTACCAAGGCAGATAATTTGCTCTAGAACAAGAAAAGGCATCTTTGGATGCCTTTTTTTATTTCCATCAAAAAA